ACTATAATAGCTAAGTAACCAACGAACCCCAATGACCTCCACTGACGTGATGATTTCTGACCTGGTTTCTCAATACGGAACCAACGTCACTCGTAAAAATCTAATTGATTATGCTGAAACCAGTGATGTTTCTTTTGCAACTATTTGCAATCGATTAAAAGATTATAAGGTTGGTCGTGGTGTATATAACCTCACGGTAAAAGAAAAACTAGAACAAACTTATAACAATATGTCTGATACTTCTGCAGTTGATGATGTAGTTAGTCTTATTCCTGATAACGATAAGAACTATGTTCCCTTTGGTAATTTCTGGGACATCAAGAAAATTATTAAGTCTAGAATTTTTTACCCATCATTTATTACTGGACTTTCTGGTAATGGTAAAACATTTGGTGTTGAACAAGCATGTTCTAAACTTGGTCGTGAATTGATTCGTGTAAATATTACTATTGAAACCGATGAAGACGATCTTATTGGTGGTTTCCGTCTTGTTAACGGAGAAACCGTTTGGCATGATGGACCAGTCATTGAAGCCTTGCAACGGGGTGCTGTGTTGCTCCTTGACGAAATCGACCTCGCAAGCAACAAAATTCTCTGTCTTCAATCTGTTCTCGAAGGAAAAGGAGTTTTCCTCAAGAAGATTAACAAGTACGTTAAAGCCTCAGAAGGTTTTAACGTATTCGCAACCGCTAACACAAAAGGTAAAGGTTCTGACGATGGACGATTCATCGGAACTAATGTGCTCAACGAAGCATTCCTTGAAAGGTTTGCGGTAACATTTGAACAAGAGTATCCTACAGTTACTGTTGAGACTAAGATCCTCAACAACTATTGTCGGGAACTTAATTGTTTGAATGATAAATTTATTGATGCTCTTGTTGCATGGGCAGATATTATCCGTAAGACATTTAACGAGGGTGGTATTGATGAAGTAATTTCTACCCGTCGTTTAGTTCACATTATTCGTGGATATAGTATCTTTGGTATTGAGACAAAGGCAATCAGTGTCTGTCTGAATAGGTTCGATGATGATACCAAACAGTCTTTCCTTGATCTCTTTGACAAAATTGTTGCTCCTGAAACGGATGATGAAACATCAGATGTTAATTGACAATGCTTAAATTCCCCTGTATAATCTAAAGGATAATCTTAAAAAACCTATGACACTAAAATACAATGAAGAAGAACTCTTGGGCGAGTTACGTAGCTACATCATTGGAACTTATGGACAACACTATTCCGCTGGTAATGACCAGATCCAAACGTTAGATTTGATTGAAGCATGTGGTGACGCTGAAGCATTCTGCAGAAGCAATATCCTAAAGTACGCTTCCCGATATGATAAGAAAGGAACCGCTCGTCGTGATATTGTAAAGATCCTACACTACGGTCTCCTTCTTCTCCACTTCTCCGACAAATCTGCAGTTACTGAAACTTACCCACACTAATTATGAAAATTTCTATTGAAACTCTGAATATTCTAAAAAACTTTTCCACAATCAATTCTTCTTTGGTTGTGAAGAAAGGAAATATTCTGAGAACTATCTCTCCAGCAAAAAATATTCTTGCTAAATTCCAATGTCCAGAATCGTTTGAAAATGATTTTGCTGTATATGATCTAAATGAATTTCTGGGTGGTCTCTCTCTATTTAAGGATCCTGACTTTGATTTCGGTAATCCTTCTTATCTTTCTATTCGCAGTGGAAAATCTAAAGTAAAGTATTTCTTTTCAGATCCCAGTGTAATTACTGCTCCCCCTGAAAAAGATATTGAACTTCCAACTATCGATGTGGAGTTTACTTTGACTGAAGAAGTTCTGTCATCTTTGCTTCGTGCAGCAAGTGTATATCAACTCCCCGATCTTTCCTTGGTTGGTGAGAATGGTGATATGAATCTTGTGGTTCGTACAAAGAACAATGACACATCTAATAATTTCTCTGTAAAAGTTGGTGAAACTACTAATGATTTTTGTTTCAATTTCAAAGTAGAGAACCTTAAAATTCTTCCTGGAGTGTATAATGTTCAAGTATCTACTGCTAACATTTCCCAGTTCACTCACGATAAGTGGAACTTGTCTTACTTGATTGCATTGGAACCTGATTCTACTTTTAATTAATTATGAGTGACTTTATTTGGGTTGAGAAATATCGACCCAACAAAATTGAAGATTGTATTTTACCAGATAGCATCAAAACTACACTGTCTAGTTTTGTTGAGAAGGGAGAGGTTCCTAATCTTCTTCTCTCTGGACCTCCTGGTATTGGAAAAACCACAGTTGCGAAAGCTCTGTGTAATGAACTTGGCGTTGACTTTTACGTAATTAATGGATCTGACGAAGGACGATTTCTGGACACGGTACGGAACCAAGCAAAGAATTTTGCGACGACCGTATCACTTCAAGCAAATGGAAAACCAAAAGTTATCATCATCGATGAAGCTGATAACACAACCAATGATGTACAACTCCTCTTACGGGCAAACATTGAGGCGTATCATAACAACTGCAGATTCATCTTCACCTGCAATTACAAAAACAAAATTATTGAACCCCTCCATTCCCGATGTGCAGTCATTGACTTCTCCGTCAACGGAAAAGAAAAGACAGCTATTGCGGGGCAATTTTTCAACCGTATCAGGTCTATACTTGAGAAAGAAGCTGTTGATTATGATCCTAAAGTTGTCGCAGAAGTAATCAAAAAATATTTTCCTGATTGGAGACGTGTTCTTAATGAACTACAAAGATATTCTTCTGTCGGAAGTATTGATACTGGAATTCTGACTACAGTTTCAGAAGTTAATCTGAAAGATCTTGTCACTAATATGAAAGGAAAAGATTTTAGTAGGGTCCGAAAGTGGGTAGTTGAAAATCTCGACAATGATCAGAGTGCAGTATATCGTAAAGTTTATGATTCAATGTATACTGCTTTGGAACCATCATCTATTCCACAAGCAGTTTTGATCTTTGCTAAATATCAATATCAGTCTGCATTTGCTGTTGATCCAGAGATCAATACTCTTGCATGTATGACTGAACTAATGTGTGACTGTAAATTTAAATGATCCTTTCTCCAGAAGATACTCTATACGCATACGGTAAAATTAATGAAGCTTACGGTTCTATCAACCGTATCGATGACTTCTTTCGTATGAAAAAAATTGAACGTATTAAAGAGATTCCTCCAACTCTCTTTGGTTTGTCTCATGAAGATGATCTGTTTCAGGATTTCTCTATGCATCCTGAGGACATGAACTTTCGTATTGTTCAACCAGATCACAGTACGTTTAATACTCTTCTGGAAATGACTGCATCGTTTACCTATGAGGAAGCACCAGGTAAAGAGATGAAACTGATGGTCCAGGAGACGACCACAGGCACCGCTGTGGGGTTCATCAAACTGGGTTCACCAATCATCAATTCAAAACCACGTAACCAGTGGTTAGGAGGGGTTCCAGACCTCACCATCTTTAATAAGCGTGCGATCATGGGATTCATCATTGTTCCCACTCAACCTTTTGGTTTCAATTATCTTGGTGGTAAACTTCTATCATTGATCTGCTGCAGTCATGAAGTTCGTGAGATGCTAAATAAAAAGTACAATACAGAAATGTGTTTGTTTGAGACAACATCATTGTATGGTAATATAAAAGGAACAAGTCAATACGATGGTTTAAAACCATACCTTCGTTATCGTGGAGATACCGAATCTAAATTTCTATTGACTCTTCCAGACTCAATTTATCATGATTTGAGTAAGTGGTTTATTGAGAGAAACGGTGGTCCTTTAATTCACAAAGGTGCTTCGAGTCGTAAACTCAAAATTCAAACCAAGATGATTTCTATCATCAAAAATTCTCTTAAGGAATACTATCCAGATCTTTATATAGAGTTTGTTGCTTTCATCAAATCAAAACAGGATGTGACAACACAGAAGCGTTTCTATATGTCTGACTATGGATATGAAAATTCTAGAGATGTTATTCTTGGTAAAACTGAAACACTAATTCCAAA